AGAAGTTAAAGAAAACGTAGCAGAAGAACTAACGGACTGGAACGAAGTTGATCTTTCAGCTACCTCAGAAAAAGAAACAGTGGAGTTTGAAGTTGAAGACGCTGCTCCAGAGGTGGAGGAAGAATCTGACCCTGCACCTGCCCCTCCTGTAGAGGCAAAAGAAACTCTACCTGAACTAGACGGTATTGAGACCAAGGGCGCAGAGAAAAGAATAAGACAGCTGGTGAAGCAGAAGAAAGAACGTGATAATAAAATTGCAGAGTTAGAAGCAGAGCGTCAGTCTCTGATACAAACTGTAAACAGCAGAGACAAAAGCACTGTAGACCTACAAAAGAATACCTTTGACCTAACAGAGAGTCAGCTACAGAAGCAAACAGAACTCGCCAAACAATCTTACTTATCTGCCTATGACTCAGGCGATAAAGAAAAAATGTTAGAGGCCCAAGAGATTTTAAGTAAGTCTCAACTTGACCTGAATAACATTGAACAGAATAGAACGCAGCTGGCTCAGTACGAAAGAACTCTGGAAGAAAGAGAACAGAGGCAACAGTACGCACAAGAGCAGCAGCAAGTACAGGCCCAAGCTCAAACCACTGACTATGATCCACAAGCAGTGGAGTGGAGCCAAAAGCCAGAGAACAATTGGTTTGGTGCTGATAACATTATGACTGTGGCGGCTCTTACAATAGACGCACAGCTTAAAGAAGAAGGTTATGACCCCGCCTCTCAAAGTTTTTATTCAGAGGTGGACTCTAGAATGAGGCAGGAGTTTCCGCACAAGTTTAACCAAGAAGTGCAACAGGAAGCCCCTGCACAAAGAAAGACTCAACAGGTGGTGGCAGGACAGTCGCGCAGTTCTTCCTCCAACTCCTCTTCTAAAAAAGTTAAGCTTACTCAAGAAGATGTAAGACTAGCTCAGAAGTGGAACATCCCTCTTGAGAAGTACGCTGCTGAAAAAGCACGGGCAGACCGTGCAGCAGGAGAGTATGTACCCATCACTGGGTAAGTTAAGTCAAGTGCGCGTAACAAAAGCAGAAGGAGCGTTTAAAGATGAGTAAAGCAAGTAGCAGAACAACACAGACAAGGGAAACTGAGGCAAAAGAATACACTTATCAAGAACCAAATTATCTTGATGTACCTGCGCCTGTTGTAGATAGATTCACCAATGAAGACATGGTTCTCCGCTGGGTGCGTATCTCCCTCAAAGGTGAAGATGACTATAAGAACGTAGGTAACAAGATGACACAGGGATGGGTATTTGTAACTCCTGAAGAAGTTCCTGAGATGTTACACTCTGCCACTGTTTTAGATACCGGACGTTACACCAACTGCGTTGTACGGGGGGATGTCGCTCTAGCCAAGATGCCCCGTGGAAAGTCAGTTGCCAGAAATGATTATTACGAAGGAAAAGCTAACGACCTTATGGAGGCTGTAAACCAACAACTTATGTCGGCTTCAAACTCCAAAATGCCCATTTCAAACAGTAGCACTTCAACTGTAACCAAGGGTAGAATGCCACAATTTCAGGCTTAGATGCCTGCTACTTATTCTACTCATCTTTAAAAGGAGAGCGTAGTATGACTACTACAAAAGCCCTAAACGGTCTCACTCCTTCTCGTCGATACTCTGCTGGTTCCAACACCACGCAGACTCGTAACTACCGTATTGCATCTGGCGCTGCCGGGAACATCTTCACGGGTGATCTTGTCCACGTCAGAGGTGGTTATGTATCTGTTGTTGGTAATGACTCCGGTGCCGCTGATCACCCAATTGGTGTGTTCATGGGTTGCTACTACGAGGAAGACGGTGAGCCAAAATTCCGTAAACACTGGCCCACGGGAACGTCGGCAAGCAATGCTTATGCAATTGTTTGTGATGATCCGCAAGCCACGTTTGAAATCCAATGTGACGCCAGCGCCTCTGTTGGCGATATCATGGAACTAAACTTTGAAGTTACCCGAGGTGCGGGTTCTACCTTTACTGGACGTTCAGGCTTTGGCCTAGACGTTGCCAGTCGTACCAGTGGCGTAGCTGCAATGTTCCGCATCGTTGACTTTGTTGATACCCCCGGTAACGACATTGACATTGCTGCAGAACGTGCCTTCCCAGTTGCGGAAGTTCAACTTATCCACCACCAGTTGACACGTGTGTCTTCTGGCGCTTAACCTGAAAGGAGCTTAGACAATGGCTATTAATAGAGCTAGTATTGCCAAACAGCTTCTGCCGGGTCTTAATGCCGTCTTCGGTATTGAGTACGGAGAAGTTGCTGATGAATACAGTGTTCTTTATGAAGTAGAGAACTCTGACCGTGCATTTGAAGAAGAAGTTCTCTTCACTGGATTTGGCGAGGCACCTGTCAAGGGTGAAGGCGCTGCTGTCCAGTATGACAATGCACAAGAAAGTTACACCTCACGTTATACGGCTGAGACCGTTGCCTTGGCCTTCTCTGTAACGGAGGAAGCTATGGAAGACAACCTCTATGACACGTTTGCCAAGCTACGTGCCAGAGGGCTTGCTCGTTCCATGGCAAGTACTAAGCAGACGAAAGCTGCTCAGACGTTCAACCAAGGCTTTGCCGCTGCGGTAACTGGTGGAGATGGACAACCAATGTTCAGCGCCAGCCACCCCACGGTAGGCGACGGTTCCCAAAGTAACCTTATTGGTACCACGGGTACGGTTGATCTTTCTGAAGCTGCTCTAGAAACTGCTTTGGTGTCTATTCAGACGTTGAAAGATGATAGAGGTATCTTGATCGGTGCAGGTGCGGTTTCTCTGCACATTGCCCCGAGCAACCAGTTCACTGCAGACCGTGTTCTGAACAGCCCCTATCAGTCAAACACGGCTGATAACAACATCAACTCCATTAACCATCAGGGTATGATCCCCTCTGGTTACATGGTGAACAAGCGATTCAGTGATCCTGATGCGTTCTTTATCAAAACTGATGTTCCCAACGGAGCAAAAATGTTTATCAGAGCGCCGCTTGCCACCAAGATGGAGCCTGACTTTGACACGGGTAATCTCCGGTTCAAGGCCAGAGAACGCTACAGCTTTGGTTGGTCGGACTGGAGAGGTTACTTCGGTTCACAAGGAGCGTAGTTCTTACTACAGTGGAGGGAGTCTAAAAACTCTCTCCACTACTTTTTCACACACACTTACATATTTGAATGGTACCCCCGAGGGGGTGCTGGTCTAGGAAAGGACTGTTCACTATGCCTACACATTTCCCCAACGGAGTTTCTAACCAAGTAAAAGGTAACCCGCTTTTTAATTACCCTTACATGGACCCTTTTAAGTACTACACGTACTACGATGATTTCTTTGAGTACCACTCTGGTATCTACACCATCACCACCACTGAAGCTGGAACGGGTTCTGCCACAGAGGCTATCACTGCTGGTGCAGGTGGACAGCTATTGATCACCAACGCTGCAGGAGATAATGATCTAGACTTCTTCCAGTTGAAGGGTGAGTCTTTCCTCTGGAATTCCAGCAAAAGAATGTTCTTTACGGCTAGGTTTAAAACCAATGATGCTACGCAGTCAGACATTGTCATGGGTCTTCAGATCACTGATACTACCCCTCTGGACATTACAGACGGTATCTACTTCTTAAAAATAGACGGCGATACTCAACCTGATCTTGTCATTGAGAAAGACAATGATTCTAGTCTGAGTGCTCTGGAGATGAACGCAATGGCAGATAATACGTTTGTCACGCTTTCTTTTGAGTATGATCCTCTGGACGTTGCCACTGGTGGTCCAGTGTTCCGCGCCTACCAAGATAACGTAAAGGTAGGAGAGATTGCAAGCACCACCAATGCTCCTGATGACGAAGAACTTACTATTTCTTTCGGTATTCAAAATGGTGAGGCAGTTGCTAAGACTCTGACCATTGATTACATTCTTGCAGCGGTGGAAAGATAACCCCTCTGCAGTTTGGAAAGATATAAAGTTTGATCTATAATAAGGGGAGGATCAGGAGGGCAGTCTTGCCTTGCAGGGTTCTCCCCTTTTTTACTCAGGAGAAAATGAATGAGTACTACAACTAAAATAGCACAGGTGGTGGGAGGTGCAGGTGGTAATGGTTTTCTGGTGGATACCATCAGTAGCGTTACTCTGTCTGACACTCGTATCAGAATGTACACCTACGCTGTCACCGTTGCTTCAGAAATTGTCATAGGAGATTCCAAGGGTCCTGTTATTAAACAACCTGTTTTAGCTGCTAACACTGGTGATAGTATTTATATGGAGGACGATGGTATTCGGTGCAAGGGAAATGTCTCTGTTGCTGGCGCAAGTGATGCTGGTAAAATTTATGTTTACTATGGCTAGGAGCTAGGCTGTGGATTTTAATTCTCTTGTCAGCATCATCATAGAAACTACTGAGAACGATGGCTCAGAGTTTGTAGGTGCTCTCCCTGCCATGATACAGAGAGCACAGGAGAAGATGCAGAATGATCTGGATGATCAGGGTCTGGTCTCTTATGCCAGTGTAGCTGTATCAGCTTCCACAGCAGAGGTATCTGTCCCTGTGGGTGGAGAGATCATCAAGACCTTCTCCATAGAAGTAGGAGGTGCCAGAACACAGCTGAAGCATAGACCCTATGAGTACCTGCTGGACTACTGGCCTGTGTCAGCTTCCACTGGTACACCTAGGTACTATGGCTTTAAGACCAACACAGAGATCAGAGTGGCCCCTACGCCCTCTGCCACGGTAGATTCTCAGATAGGGTTCATTGCACAGATTACAACTATTACATCTACAAGCCCTACAAACTACTTTACTACTCACTGTGAGAACGCACTGTTCTATGCTTCCATGGTAGAGGCTTCTCTCTTTATGAAAAGCTTTAACACAACTCCGGCGTGGCAGCAGGAGTACCAGAGTGAGATAGACAGGCTCAGAAACAGAGCCAGAAGAAGCAGACAAGATGATATGCAAACTAGTTTCAGTACAGCCGGTGGTCCTAATACACTGGTCAAAGGGAGTGATTAAGAATGGTAGTTCCAGTAGATAATCGTAGTTATATGAAGAAAGCCACTGATAGAGCTAAGACAAGAAAGCTAAATAAAAAGAAAAAAAATATTGGTGCTGCAAGTTCATTTACTAAAAAGGGTACTCCTCTTGGTAGATCAAGAACAAGCACAAATCAAAGTGATGACACGGGTCCAGCTAAAAAGATAGGCTCTGCTCCTAAAGCTTTATCAAGATCATTAAAGAAAAAACCTGTAAATCCTAAGATGGCAGACTCAGCAAAACGAATAAAAGCAAATCCTGAGCTATATGAAAAACCTGAAAGGATTAAGCAGTCTACTTCACTAAAAGCTAAACCTTTTATAGAAGATGAGGGAGGACAGGGAAGAGCTTCTTCTAATTTTAAGACTCAGGGTATGATTAGGAAGGCTCGTAACTCTACTAAAGCTTCAGCACCTAAACCAGTAAAAGGCCCAAAAGCAGCCCAGAGCATCAGTAGCACCGGTGGTGTTGGTCTTAAAGGTAAATCTAAAGCTAAACCTTTTATAGAAGATGAAGGAGGACAGGGAAGAGTTTCTTCTGATTTTAAGACTCAGGGTATGATTAGCAAGGCTCGTAACTCTACTAAAGCTTCAGCACCTAAACCAGTAGGGAGAAGGGCTTCTCCTCATCCAG